TTCTAAATTTCTATTAATAAAAAATGTCATATTTACATCCTATCGTCTGCCCTAATAATTGTAATAAATACTCCTGATGGTAAGGTAGATGAGTACTCATACCAAAATAATGATTCCTTCTCTCTTTGCTAAAATACACCACTACCTGATGATGTTCCAGATGTACATACAAACATATATGGGTCTGGGTCATTATTAGTGAAATCTAAATGAGTAAATGCTCCACTGAAAATAATAGTATATAGATTTGGATTATAAGTACCACCACCTCCTAAATCAGCAGGGTACATTACCAGTCCTTTTTTACCACCAGCTATCCCTACATATCTATCTAAAAATCCACTGGTCATATATCCACTTACAGGGAACATTCCTCCTATATTATCTAAATCAAATACTCTAGCGTCATGGGTACCCATTCCTCCACCTGGGCTTACTATAGTAAAACTTCCTTCTTCATTTAGAAAACTTGTTCCCATAACAGAAGATGAATAATCATCTAAATGAGGTTTAGAATAAAAAGTTGTGGGAATACTTTTAGATGTATCTACATACATAGGAATAGTGCTTTCTCTAATTACAGTAAATAGTCCAGATGGAACTACTTCTGGGTCATGTCTTAAAAGTAAATATCTGCTTTGCAAATTTTCTTTTCCACTTTCAACTATATTTACAGGGACTCGCATCCATATCTTTGCAATAGCAGATGTATATGGTGTTACTATTTTATCTTGAGCAGTCATTCCAACAACTTCTTGTTGTCCTCCAGGTTGAGAATAATTTAGTACAGGATATAATAATTTTGTCATATTCCCACCACTATCATATCCAGCCATTACTGGATTTTCTCCATCATACCAGCCTACACAACTAGTGTATATAGTATTGTCAAAGTCATCTAATCTAGGATTCGCTTCATAAGCTACTCTTGTATAAGGACTACCATATTCACCAGCAGCTAAGGAATCAAGAACAGCAAATACATCACCAGCATCATATGGGTTTGCGATTACTAGGTCATGTTCTTTCCCAAACCAAAAATCACCTCTTTCCAGATAATCCCAAGCACCTCTCCAAAATACACCAAAAGTATCAGATGGATTCCTAGAATTCAGTGTCTCATAATGCATAGAATCTGCATCAATCACATGGGTATGAAAATATTCATCATTATTATTATGTTGAACCCATGAAGGAATATTTCCACTTATTTTACTTCCAAAATACATAGCAGGCCATATATCATAATAAGTTGTATAACTTCCAAAATTACCTTCAGAATCTATTAATGCATCAATAAAATAAGTATAATTAAAATGCTCTTGTGGGGCAGGATACCAATCACCAAAAGTTAGCTCATAATTACCTATCCAATAATAGTGTCCCATTCCAACCCCACTATCAATATTTTCATAAACTAAAGAAACTCCTGGTTGATGATAATTATTGTATGAATCACCAACCCCCCAAAGTACATTACCACCCCATCCACCATCAGGAAATGGAAATTGTACATTTATACTACCAATATTAACTGCTCCTGTATGAACATTTACACTTGCTACTTTAAAAACATGGTGTCCAGCCCCAGCCCACCCACCACCATCAAAATAACCTTTTACACCAGGAGAATGGAAAAATCCAAATATCATATGATTAGCTGAACCAAATCCAGTAATAATATAACCACCGGGACCAGTAACTGAAGAATTATTATATATAACTGTATTATCTGAAGCATCTATTACTGCTAACCAAGGCCCATGGTCAGTATTATTTCCAGCTACAGCTAAATAACGGTCTCCACTATAACGTACATCTATATCTCCCATCCAATTACCATTGGATGAAAAATGGTGTGATAATTGGTTAGTAACTAATGGAGTTGTATCTGCATATCCAGTACTTTCATTTATTGCAATAGAATATCCATAAGAATATTCACCGTTATCATGGTCTCCCGGTGCAAAAATATCACATTCAATAATTGTAAAATGATTTTCATCAACTTTATAAAAAGATGCAGGCCCTCCTAAATAATAATCACCAGAAAATAAATATTTATCTAATGTATACCAATTTGATGTTCCACTTGATAAATGAAATTTATATTTATATATTCTTGGAGAAGATGACCCCCACAAACTACATCCATAAGCCCTACCATCATATTCCATATCATCTGTTAATATACAACCGCCGTGGTCGCCTGTAGAAACATATAATAATCTATACCCAACAGTATCTGGCATTATATTTGTATTTGTAGATATTTGCTCTACTACTATTCCAGAAGTAGGGGGTGGTTGTGAAACTATACCTGTAGGAGAAGACCCATAGGGTTGTCTTGTAAAAGTTCCATAATCAAATAGTGGCATATGTCCACTATAAATAGGCCCCATTTCCATTAAAACTTTTTGAGCATTATATACAGATATAATATTTGTTCCATCCCAATTAGTATCCATATCAACAATTCCAATATCATATGGATTGGGATATTGAACTCCAGTGGGGATTATAGTAGGAGTACCAGAAGTTAAAATAATCTGTTGTGTATAAACTGGGACTCTATCTGCTGTAACTCCCTGTACCCACGATAGATTACCTGATGCTGGAAATAAATGAGTACTTCCTGATGGTAATGGTAATCCACTAGGATTAGGAATAGTATAACCTACAGTTACCATACCATTTATTCCATAAGTTCTATCAATAGAACATGCCTCTGCCATATATCCAGATGATAAGAAAACTGGGCCTCCGCTGGCTGTAGTATCTGTAAATCCACCAGGATTATATTTAGACCATGCAGCAGATTGGGTTTGTCTTATATATAAATATGAATCATCAATAATTCCACCATATCTACCACGCATAGGGTTAGGGGAACCTATGGTTGCAAGTAGACCATTATAAGCAGATAAATCTTTGATATTTAAATCTGTAATACCAGTAGAATAGTTTACCCAAGTAGAACTTGTAATCCACTTTCTCCAAACTCCTGCTCCATTTGTTCCAATATAGACATAATCTAACCATTCTGCATAACCAAATAATCTTGGGCATCTTCTATCTAATATATAGGTAAATGTAATCCCACCATCTTTGGACATGTTTTCTGTAATATGTGTTATTCTTCCACTTACATATATATGATGTTTTTCACTGTATGCTTTAACTGGAGTCATGATATGAAGATAATATCCCTTTGCTAATATTTCAGCATCAGTACATATTCTCCACTCATCATAATTCCACCAATCATCATAATTATAGAAACCATTTATATGTTTTTCTGGTATTGTTTGTGAAAATTCATTTAGTATTTTTGAAGCTAAACTATAAGCAACTCCAAAAGTTTTTATAGCAGAATTTGAATATACAATTGTTCTATAATCATTTCCTGGTCTATTCCAAGCAGTTTGTGTTGCTGTATCTGCATATACCCATTCTCCAGTATCCGGGTCTCCTGCTCCCCACACAACTGCTCTATTTCTTAACATCTTATCACTTTTATTATACCCGAGTTCTGTAACTCTGTTGGGTTTAATTTCTATACCATTAGTAGCTTCAGTTATTGAAAATTTACCAATTATACATGTAGATACATCATCAACTAATTCAAAATGAAATGCCCATCCATTCATTTGACACAACTGCATAACTACATCATACGCAGTTGTCATTCCTAGAGATGTATTTTCTGACATTTCAACACCATATGCAGCAGGAAGTTCATAAGTAACCCCTGCTTCTTCCAAGAATTTCTCTAGCCAGTAGACAGAATTAGATGGATAGGTTATCTCATATTGTTCAGTAATAAAATAATCCATCAGTCTTATAGAATCATCTTGACAAGAAATTAACCATACACCATCTGGTGCTTTTTTTTCAATAGATAAAACATTATATCTTGCTGATAATGCACCCATTACATCTACATCTATTTCATCCCACATACCAGGTGGAGTTTCATTCCCACTAATAGTATAATCTAAGGTTCCAATACCAGTACATATATCTTGTTCCCTAGTATATTCAATTACTTTGGGGGCATCTGCTCCTCCTACAGTAGCTTGAGATTCAGGCCACCATGCTCTAGTTGGGTCATTCGTTGGCATATTATTTTCTTAGCTCCATTCCTGTTGTGTAACCTCCCTGACCCCATCTATGCTCACATGTAAATATATACCAATTTCCTGAAACTCCTGTATATGATTCGGAAATAGTAATAACCTGTCTAGCATGTAAATCGGGGTCCCCAATTACTTCAAATGAAATTTCTTCAGTCAGTCTATTTAATTTATCTAAATTATAATCGCAAGCTGCCTGTGCCATAGATTGTGAATCAATCCAAGGTGATGCTACAACAACTGATTTTCTAAACCCTGCTGGTAAGTAAGGACTTTCTACTTCTGCTGATGCTGAAATTCCTTCTGCACCATAAACTACAACTCTATTTCTCAAATCTCTTACTGAAACTCTATGGGTAATATTTAAAATACCACTTACAGTTTTGAATGATGTATCATCATCCATTACATAAGGTCTTCTATCTTGAAAATGTACAGTTCCAGTTGAATCTGCCCAAATAGAATACGCTAAAATATCTGCTATAGTTTTACACATATCATAAGATGATATTAGATTTACTTCTACATCTCTGGTAATTCCAAAAGTAAAATAAGTAGTATCGTGTGTATAATCAGTTATTTGAGCCATATTCAATAAAGCCTGAACCAAATCTTCAGCGGATATATTTCTAGCTGTATACTGTGTATCTGGTGTTGTTGATGCAATAAAAAAGTCCTGAGCTTTTACTAATTCATCATTACAAGTAATGACAAAAGTATCATCAGGAACTTTTTTCTCTATATTCTTAACCCATCCCTCAAATATTTGAGGCTTGTTTCCTACATATCCACAATCAATTGTAATGGCATCCCCCATATCTAAAGCAGTATCTACGGCATTTACTACTGCACTAGTAGATGGCTGATTATGTGCCTCACTAATTGTTATTGATGTTACATGTGATGTAGAAGTAACAGAACAATCTAGTATATCTACCATGTTTACACTATTGCATCTAAAGTTATAGCTGCTTTATATACAAAATCTGTTCTAGGTTTATCAGGTCTGAAACTTTGAGCATACGATGTCAACCATTGAAAATCTATTTTTTCTACATAAAAATCTGCGGAATATGAATACTCAGTACCACTAGCAACTAAAGTGTATGGCTCATTAGCAGAAATTTCAGCCATGTCTTCAAGAGATGCTTTATCTGCTGTACCAACTACATATGCAGTAATAGTAAATACAGGTCTTATATTACCAAAAGTTTGATAATATGTACCTTCACTTAAAGGTTGTAACTTGGCAACTATTATTTCACGCGCTTCTTTTAAATCTACTACTGTTATTCTTACTCCACCTAAATACCATGCTGTCATTTTATTACTCTCCTTATGCGATTACACTTCTATTGGTTGAAGATGTTGTAGCATTGAATCTCAATAAGTCCTCATATAGATAAGGTTTGATTATTGTTGCTAATGTTCTACCATCTACAGTTAATACTATATTTGAATCTACTGATAGATTTAATGCTGTATTAATTGGTGGTTGAGTTGTTTGTTGTGTTACAGTTGTTGCTAAAGCTGGAGAGGTTATCATAGATTGATTACTAAACCAATTTAGCATAGATGGTGGTAATTGAGCAACTACTGTAGGAATTTCTGGTACTACACTTGTTTGTGGTTCAACAGTTGTTGTAACTGGTGCTGGTAAATTTGTTAAAGGTAGCCATTGTAATAAATCTTGGAAGAATTTTTGTAATGGTGTTAATGTTTCTGGAGGTGTAGTTGGTACTGTACTTCCTTGTGCTGGTGGATAAGATGGAGTTGCAGGTTCTGGTAAATTTCTTAATGGCAACCACTGTAATAAATCTTGAAAGAATTTTTGCAACGGAGTTAATGTTTCTGGCATTACAGGAGGTGGTATAGGCTGTTGAAAACTTTCAACCGTTGTAAGAGGAGGTTCTAGTGGAGGTAATCCATTCATCATATATATATCTTCAGCAACACTTTTGCTAGGATAAGCATATGGAGGTGGTGTTACAGGGGGTGTTGTAGGTTTATTTTCAGCAGCAGCTAAAGCCTCTTCTCTAGCTATCATACGATTTCTTTGTAATTGTGCTCCTTCGTTTACTTCAGTAGTAGGTTTAACAGCTTCTGGTAAATATTGTTGTAATAAATCAAATATGGATTGTAAAATTCCTGATGAACCTCCACCAGCCATTTCAGTAACCGTTGCTTTACTCATTTCATAGGCAGTAACTGGCACATAGAATGTAGCACCTTCAGGCAAGTTATACATGCCCTGTAAACCTTTTTTCTCTTCTATGTCTATCAAGTCACGCATTAATAATTGTAAAATAGTTTGGTCTACGTGGGCTGTCTTAGCATTGTTATCATTAGTAAGGAACAGGTAGTCCATAGCATTTTCAGTATAGGTTTGTGTACCACCTGACATTTTATATATGGCAGCTTGAAGTGCTGACAAGAATTGTGGGTATTGAGCCAGAGCTTGATTTAATTGAGCTATACTTACATCTAGTTCTTGAATACTTGTATTTTGTCCAACACCTTCCTGTGCTGCTGCTGCTGTCCAAAATTCTGATGGTGGTTTTACTGATATACCTGGGAATGATTCACCAATTTTCAATAGCTTTTCTGATTCTGCATTAATATATGCTGTAATTTCAGCATCAGTCAGTCCAGATGCTTTTAGATATTCTCTCCACATCTTATCTGCTGCTGCTCTAACTCTTTGTAATTGTTCTGGAGTCATTTCTGGAAGTGAAATTACATCTTTTAGTTTATCAGTAGCATTTGTAACTATACTAGCACTTTGAATAGCATTTAGTATTTGTGGGAAAGTTTTACTAATTCTTTCTAGTTCTGCTCTATATGAAGCTAACATTTTCTTTTGGTCTTCTGTAGCTCCACCAGGTTGTGCTGCTATTAAACTATTTACTGTTTCTATACCATTCAAAGCATCTAAAATTTCAGTATATGCAGAAGTTACTGCACTTTGTTGTTCTGGATTTAGTCCAGCTACAAAATTTACAGCTTGTTGTTCATTCATAGGCTGATAACCTGGAAGTGGAGTATATTCTTCCATACCAGGTACTGGTTGTCCTAATGCTGTTTGAGCAACTATTAAACTAGCTGCTGTACTTGCAAGACCTTCAGCTATATTTTGAGAGTCTATATAATTTTGAACAGACCCCGCTGCTCCTGTAGCAACAGCGTCTAGTGCTTCATTCATAAGTTCAACAGATGCCGTTGCTGCATATTTAGATACCTCAGCAACCTCAGCTTCTATTGCTGTTTGTGCTGTAGTCATTGGAATATCACCCATTAATCCTTGTTGGGTTTGTTCTACTAACCATCTATTATACAAATCAATGACTTGCTTTCTGGTTTCCTCATCCATTACAGAAGCGCCACCTATCAACCCCTTAGCCATAAGTAATAATACATCACCTTGGCTTACAGCTTGTTTACCAGTACCAGGCTCACCAGTAAGAAGTTGACTTACTTGTTGATTAGATGTTCTACCAATTCCAATGGATGAAAGTAAATTATTTCCAAAGGCTACAAGATTAGATGCAAAGATTTCACCTGTACTTAAAGAAGGTTTAATCAAAGCCTCCATATCTGCCATTATATCTTCTGGAGGTTTATTCTCATCTCCAGGTTTCTTTGGAGGATTTGTTGCTAAGAATTGTGACCAACCAGTAGCTATATCACCTTGGAAGGTTAAGAATTTATCATAGAACCCTGTGGCAATAATAGCACCAATAGTAGCCCACATTGTACTTCCAGTTAATGCTGCTGTTAATACACCAGTAATGCCTCCTATTGCTGCTCTAGGTATTCCTTCTTCCTTCGGTCTACCAAGACTTGATAATATAGAATAAAGAGCAGGTGCTCCAACATTTGCCATACTCATTTGCCCAAGGAATGGAGATGCTAATCTTGTACCTATTCCACCAGCAAATTCTCCAATATTAGCTCGTCTACCTATTGGTACAGCTAGTGGTATAATTCCACCTTGGGTAGTTTGAGTTACTGTAGAACCTATATTTGTTCCTTGAAGCCTTCTTGTTAGTCCAGCTAACAATCCAGATGGTTGTCTTCCAGCTAAAGGAACGCTTGGTGCTGTTGCTGTGGCTTGTGTTTGACCAGCAAAATTAGCTGATGTAAATAATTGGGATAGCCACATAGGAATTTGTGTTCCCATTAATCCTACACCAACTTTAGTTCCTAGCACTCCTTTGGTCAGCATAAAGGTAGCCATCATTGGGGCTGCTATTCTCATTATGCTTACCAGTCCTTTAACTTGAGTTATCAAGAAAGTTACTGCGTTTGTAACAAATGTTAAAGCTCCTAATACACCACCTTCACCACCTAATGAAACTGCTAGAGATGTAAATGCATTATTTAATCTTGTAGTAGCAGCATCTAGTGTTTCCATCTCTAGTGCCATAGCTTTAGCAGCATCCCCATTGGCATTTTCAGAAACGGTAATCAAGTTCATAGCTGTAGCTAGTCCTTGAACAAGGGCAGATAATTGTGCACCTCTTCTTGCTCCAGCACCACCAGCTTGTGTCAATGCCCCCATAGCCTTTTCATCAAGGATACCAGTTTGGGACATTACTTTCATTTCTTTTAAGATTTCCATGAAATCTCTAAAGTCACCAGCAACTGTCTTAGTAGCAATACCATATTTAGCAAATTCAGCTTGTGCTTTATCTGTCTGCATAGCCGCGATAATACCTCTGATGGCATTACCAAGTTCATCAGCAGATAAATTAGTAGATTGAGCAAGAGTACCGATTAGGGCATTTAGTTCATGATAGCTTAGTCCTGCCTCTTCAGCAGCAGCACCTACAATGGTGAATGATGTAGACATATCTTTTACAGATACGTTAGCCTTTTTACTTACAGCTACCCATGAATCTAGTAGAGCAGTACCATCTGTTAATTTCATTCCCAACTGACTCAAAGAACCTACCAGAGTATCTAGGGCTTGTTTTTGGTCAATGTTAGCTATCTTAGAAAGAGTCATTGAGTTCTTTAATAATGACTCTGTTGTTATCATTCTTTGTGTTTCATTTTCAGCACTTGCAGAAGCAGCAGCAGCTAGGGCATATCCTTCAATAACTCCTTCCAAAGATGAACTAGTTTCTGTAGCTATTCTAGAAGATGCCTCAAAAACAGTATTTAAATCTCTGGTAGAGTTGCCCAAAACAATTTGAACATCAACCATGTCTAACTGGATTTTCTTCATTTCTTCCAGCATTTCACCTAGTTTTCTAATAGGTGTATAGATGGCAGTAATAGCTATAGTCCACTTTAGAACTTCTACTACATCTCTCATTATTGCTGAACCAAAACTTCTAAATCTCTTTTGGGTATCTTCTAATAGATTACCCATAGGTCCTAGGTGGGCAGTAAATGTTTTAGTTGCTTGTGTAAGAGGGTCAAAAGCAGAGAATGTTATTGTTTGAATACCAGTAGATAATTCAGTAGTACTTCTACTTAATGTACCTTGTGTTAGATTAAGGGATTGTAATTTCTTTTCAAGTGCGCTTGCTGCTTGATTAGATAATCCCATACTTTGAAATAATGCTTGATTAAGTGTTGCAGGGGCTTGTGTGGTGGCTTGAGCAGCTAATTGAGCCAATGTTGGTTGAGGGCCTGCTTGACCAGGAGTTAATCCTGCTCCTCCTTGTTGTGCTCCTGCTACTGTACCTGCTGCTGTACCAGCCTGTGCTCCCTGTTGTGTAGCAGTTTGTACTACTTGTTGTACTTGAGGTGCTCCCTGTTGTGCACCTGTTTGTGTTCCTTGTTGAACACCTACTTGTGCTCCTTGTTGCACTCCAGCTTGAACACCTGCTCCAACAGCTTGTGCTCCAGCAGCAGCACCGGCTTGAAGACCAGCAGCTAATCCTGCTTGAGCACCTTGTTGTACAGATTGTTGTACTAGAGATGCAACAGGAGTTACTGCTGCTTGTGCTTGTGCTGCTGGGACTCCTTGTTGTACCAACGCTGTATAAGGAGTTGTTGGGCCTGTTACTCCTGATACTATAGTTCCAGGAGCTTGTGGGGGTGGAGGCCCGGTTGATATTCCAGCAGTAAGTCTTCGCATCCTCTCAGCAGGAGTTTCAACTTGTGATGTGAGTCTTTGCATCCTTTCTCTTCTGGAATTGGCATAATAGGCTTCTCTTTCTGCTGCTGCTCTTTGTGAATTTAAGGATGTCTCAGTAACAGCAGGGAGTAAAGGAACAGAAGGTGGAATCAACCGCTGCATAATAGATTGCTGTAGCATTTGTGCTTCACTGGCTAAATCAAAAGTTTCTCTAAGAATTGGTATAGTACCAGCGACTTCCTTTTTTATATTAGCAGCAAGGGTTTTATATTGTGATGCTAATGCTTCTTGTTTTCTGGCTTCATATACATCCCCCGATGCCATAGCAGCTCCAGCTTTCTTAGTGGCAACTCCAGCCTTACTATAATAACCAGCCATTTCATAACTTGAAGATTGCTGTTTAACAGCAGTAGCTAACCCTTGAAAAGCTGCGGTTACTTTATTTATTTTATCTGGATGACCTTCCAATGCTGCTAATCCAGCATTGAATTGATTTAATAGAGTAACTATACTTCTTATAGAAGCGTCAGCAGATAGACTACTTAATCTATTTACTACATTTTCTAGAGCTGCTACACTTTCAGCAGTAATATTTGAAGTAGTTGTTAGACTATCTAATACTTGTATTAATTCTTTTGTTCTTGCTACAACGTCTGAGGATGCCATATTTTATTCAATCTCTTCATCACTAATATCTAACATGATTTCGTTTGGATTTTTATCTTTTGTTTTGAATACCTTATCAAACCATTTATCTATCTCACCTGAATCACCATACCAAATCATATCATCTGGTGGTCTTTTTTCTTTTGGTAACTCATTGAAAGAATCTAATTGTGCTCTCTTTCTAATTACGAAAGAAATAGTCCAAGGTAATTCATCTGCGGGCGGTAGACTCTCATGCAACGGAAGCCCACTAGCTTTTACTGTAGACCAAATAGAAGCTATTCCGTTGCTTCTTGCGATTTTTTTAGTAAATCCACACCCATCTCAAGTTTTTGATATTCTTCTTTTAATCTAGTTTTTAGAATTGGATGTACATTATCATAATTATCAAAACTTTTAAATGCTGGATTTTTAAATTTATCATCTTTGAATGTAGCTAGAAATACGGTCATATCATAGAAATTGTTATTCATTTCTTCTTGACAAAGTTTATTTATAACTTCTGCTTCATAGATTTTATATAACTCTTCTCTACTCTTTCCTTGTAACATGGTTAAGTCTGCGCTTCTTAATTTTTCAGCTTCTTCGTCTACAGCTTCTCTAAATTTTTTAGAATACTCATCCACCTTTACTTGGTAGTCTTCCCACTTTTCTAGTTCGTCATTAGCAGGTTCTTTAGGTTCTGGAACATTTACATTTTTTATTGCTCTTTGATAAATATCTTGGATTCTAAGAATTTCTATTGCTCTTGTAATTACTTCTACATCAACAAAATCTTCTAATTCTGCTAATAGTGAAACTCTTTCATCACTACCTTGTGTCTTTAATTTCTTTCTCAATTCAGCAGATTTTCTATATGCATATGCTCTGGCTCTACCTAAATCAGAATCACCTAAAAGTCTCATATAAAACTTTGCTTTCAATCCAGAAAGAACATCTTCTATTTCTACTTCTTTATTCCACTTAAAAAGTTGTGAAATATCTACATCATTTTTATCTATATCTCTTGTTATTTCAGCCATTTTCCACTCCTATAAAAGAAAAGGGACTATACTAGATGTTATTCTATTATAGTCCCTTTTTAACCTTTTACTATAAATTTGTTTATTGTTGTTTATTAATATATGCCTGAGCCTTGGAAAATAATAATTTGCCCAGTTGAGGACTTGAAGTCAAATGTTTGTTGTGCATTTTGGTTAACATTTGAAGTAAATCCTTCATTAGTTACAGAGATTGAAGGCATGTAAACAGTCTTCAAAATTGTATATGGTAAGGTCTTGTCTACTGGGTCTTGTAATTTAACAATTAATGGAATACCACTAGCTGTAAATTCTGACACACCAAACTCGGTTATACCAGAAGGATTTAGTTGTCCAGTTGTCAATAGAGCAATCAATTCTGTATCAGTATCTAACACAGTGATTGTTCCAGTAACTGCTGGAATTTGCATTTGATAACCAACCAACTCACGATTTCCCATTTCTTTTACTGCTTCAGGATTGAATGTACCATTCATAGTTACTGATTGAACTCTTTCGATTCCACCAGCACCAATAATTACAGGAACATCCATACCTCTGATAGCAGCAGGCATCGTATTATCTGTTGAGTCTGTCCAGTTAAGTCCTGCTGGAGCAGCTTGATATATAGCGATTAATTGTGAAGTTCTAGTATCATAAGTAGTAATGTTTTTTCCTGAAATTGAGTACTGTCCTGTTGCCAGAGTACCAGTAGTTTCAGTTAAGTAAACGCCATCCAAAATTACGGACAGACAATACTCACCACTTTTTAATAGAACAGGGTCATAGGTTAAGGCAAATGTTGTTGTACCAGTATCAAATTTCTCTGCCACAACATCATTCTTGAACCATCTTTTCTTTGTTCCAATTAATGTATATTCTTCAGTTGATTCTCCATCTACTGTATAAGTAAATGTAAAGTCTCTAACTACACAACGTCTAGCGTGTGCCATTTTTACGTAGTCTTCAATTGTATCACTCTTGATATTTACGATAACATCTACATCTTTTAGTTCGGTGATGCTAACTCCACTTGCTGGATAAGATGCATAAGTTGTTCCAGTTAAAACTGAGAACAATTTTACACCTACATCCATAGCTTGGAAAGTTACGGTGATTGCTGGAATGTCTTCTACAGTTCCAGCATGTAGTCTATTACCAAGTTCATCAATGTCTGTTGATGGTCTATCAGAGGTTACAGTTAATCTTTGTACTCTAGGGAATACTAACGCGTCCTTTGGGCCTACTACTTTTAGCTCTACAGCCTTTGAGGGGATTGCTATTCTTCTAGCCATTATAAAAGCCTCCTAAATAATACTCGCGTATTCGGTTAAAAATTTTATGCTTGTTCTCCAATAAAGTCTTTCTACTAATTCAGGAAAAACTCTAGCTGGAGTAGCTATTAAAGTGCCTGGTTTCAATTCGAGTACTCCGATTTGGGGTACTCCACTAGGAGGAAAACCTTGGTCATAGTCATAAACTGGAATATAATCTTCTACGGCATCTAATAAAACGTATGTTATTTCATCTCGTTGATTTTTATTAGCACCGAATACTTCTATATTCCATGCTCTATTTCTAAGTCCATGTCTATTACCTAGTTCTAGTGGCTCTGTAAATATATCATTACCTACAACTGACACCGAGGGTAATGTCAGTTCAGTATTGGGATAGTCGTCTGTTACATTTATGGTAGGATAACCAGATAAAACTTCCCTTACATAATAGTATACACTTAAATTCTGTTTTATGTCTAAGTTCATTTTACCTCTTATATATCTTTCTTCTACCAATTAATTTAGTCTTAGTAAGAACAATCTTATATTCACATTCATCTTCTAGACTTTTATATCGGTTGAATACAAATCCAGGTTGGTATTGGTCTGGATTTGCTAAAAACCTTCCCTGCGCTTCATCAAATAGATTTTTTTCTTGTTGGTCATAATAGTCTTGAACTTCATCCTCTTCAGGACTTGGTTCTTCCTCTTCTTCTTGGTACCGCATTTCTTCTACTTTTATATCTATATCCGTTTCTATTTCTCTAGCAGATTTTGTTAGAAAATTTGTTTGTTGAAAAACAGGAAATGCTCCTATGCTAAAGTAGTTTCCATGTTCAATCCAATACCAATATGGGGCATAATCTTCCCATGCTTGAAATCTATAAGCGATTGTATCTTCATACATTTCTTCAGTAAGCCAAACTTTGTTTTTCCAATATCTGGCTCTCTGTTCTTTTGTTCCACCACCAAGTTCCATCTCTTCCCTTGCGTTTTCTACACCATCCCAAAAATCAGATAAGCTACCAGCCACTCTTTCCATTACATCGTATATGCCATATATTCCATAAGATACTATTGATTGTAATATTTCCATGATATTATATTTGATTGCATTTTCTAAATTATCAGAAAATTTTTCCAATCTATTATATTCTTTTGTTTTTTCTATGGCTAACCTTGTATTCTCTAATAGTATATTACGATAATCATATTTATAATCTTCTATTATTTGTTGTTTCAAATCTTGAATATTTTGTTCAAATTTTGAACGAGGTTCTTGTCTTTGCTCATACTTTAGAATCTCTTCATATTCTTGTCTACCTTGTTTAGCTTTATTTGACAATTTACCCAGTTCTTTGGAACCAAAGTCTACCATTTATTTCATTACCAAACCTTCAACATCTCCGAATAGAATTCTTAAGTAGGAACGAGTGTAATCATTCATTCCATCTAATATTACTTTTCGGACATATTTAAATTCTTTGCTTCCCTTTGGAAACATTAATTCTACATCACTTAACATAATCGCAACAAATTTATCTTTTTTATTTTCAATCACATTAAGAGCATCAACCATGTCTAGCCCTTGTATAATAATTTCTCCTGCCATATTAACCTTCCTGTTCTTTTAGTGTTATAACCATCCTGTTTATTGCAGGCACACCTCTATACGATATGTCACTCTGCAAATAAGTTTTTCCATCCACTATATAATGTTCTGCATGTTCAACTGCATATAGACTTTCAGGTGTATATTTTATTTGTGCTAAAATTTCACCTCTTTCTAAATGACCAGCAGATACTCTCCAAGGTGTATCAATATCACCTATTCCTACATGTGCTATTGTTACATATCCTGACGTAGTGCTTGTCCAATATACGCCCCCACAAACTGGACAAAAAGGATTAGTAGATAGATTTGAAACTGGATTTAAACTACACGCAGGACAAGCAATTCCTGATACTGTCATAAGGATAGTTATATTTCTTCCAATTGTGTTTCTGATTCTATCAGTAATATCTGTAGTATCATCAGGCCAGTAAATAGTCATTATTCTTCCTTTAACATTTCTGTAATTACTTTATCAAATTCTTTAGCCACAGATTGCCAAGTAAATCTTTCCTCTTGTGTAAGTGCATATCCCTTTTGACCTAATGCATTTAGTTCAATGCCTCCATTATATTTCCAATCATTATATGCCCATTCTAACATACTTACTAATGCTCTTACATCTGGTACCATTCCTACTGTATTAACTCTTTCAATCATTTGTGGCATAATTGTGGGAATTAGTTTAGCACTTCCTTCCCAAATTTCTTTTAGAGCCGAATGACTAGGTAAAATTTGAGGTTTACCTGTTGCAGCATGTTCCCAGTTAACCAACCCCCAACCCTCTCCCAATGATGTATTTATGCCTACATCAGTAGCGTTATAGATAATGTTAAGTTTTTCGTCTGGTACACTTGGAATTCTATTCTCCATAGTTGAAAGAATTAGCTTATTATCAAATCCATATCTAGCTGCCAGTTCTGCTATATTAACTCCCATATCTAGTACCCCCATATGCAGATATAATTTCACATCTGGTTTATTCTTCTGGAATTCTCTAAAAGCCCACATAGTTATATCTATTCTTTTTCTAGGTTGATTTCTATTTCCATTAAATATTATAAAAGAATCTAGAAATTCTTCTGTTCTGTCTTTTGGATATAACGTCTGTTTAGCAAAAGTAGAATTTATTGGATAAAAAGTTTTTGTAGAAATTCCATGAGGAACTATATGAATTTTTTCCTCAGTAATATTTGGTGATTGTGTCGCCAAAATTACTTCTTTTCCAAATTGTGTATAGACACATACTTTCTTAACTAAGTCAAACTGTGCATAAAAACTTGGGCTATGCTCTCTAGCATCCACTGGAAAATATACTATGATAGGTGGGATGTCCTTTATCTTCTGTTTTTGTAGTTCTTGTAAATACATGGATATAACCCATGGGTCATTGATTATGAAAATAAAATCTGGCTTGATGTTCATAATCAGTGGAACAAGTCTACCTAGGCCATATACATCTCCGCCTAAACTAGCTGGATAAATCTCATGCTTGTACGGATGTGGGTCTCCAAAATAATTTATTCCCAACTGAGCAATTTCATATTTCTTTGGTAAATTATCAATAATAGAGTGTGCAACTCTAGCAAATCCTGTTGCAGCAACAGCATCTGCAATAAATAATCCTTTTATTTTCTTATCCATAAAACCCTTCCTTTATTCTTCGTTAGTATCTACAAATGTTTTATACTCATCCCCTTGACCCATCTCAGTAGGATTTCCTACATATCCAGGTAAATGTCCTTTTACTGACCCCACTAATTTTTTATTGGGAGAAGTTAGTAATGAATTTAATTCATCCCAATCTTTTTTTAATGATTCTTGTTTGCCTCTATTTCCCTCTGTATTAGAAAAGTATATTTCTGAATCTTTCCATGTATTTACATTCCATGAGAAATTTTCCAGACTCCCACTTTTTAGAATTATACATGCCATTAATATAATGGGTTGTATGTCTCTACGCTCAATAGTAGGAGGTTCAGCAAACGAGAATCCTACAGATGGGTTTCTATATACTTTATTACTACTTTCATCTATGAGATACTTATCATTCCACCAGCGTTGTAAAGCATCAATAGACGCTACTAGGGATAGATGTAACCACTCATCCAAATATTTATAGCTGGCTGGGTCTAAGTCTCCCATCTTCAATCTTAATCTTGGTATTAGATAATTTAGTGTTGTAGCCATTATCGCTCGTATTTTTCTAATTCAATTTGTGATAGTCTTTCTTCTAAATTTTTAATCATTTTTTCTGATTTCTCTAGTTCTCTAGCTCTATTTAAAATTCTAAGAACTGGAGCAGTTTCTGTAAATGCTGCCAGCTTATATTTTAGAGTCATCCATTTTCCATTTAGAAGTTTATCAATTTCATCATCTGTTAATAGATTAGGGGAAGGAGGTGGTGGTTCTGGTACTTTCTCCATCTTTATAATTCTACCAGCATCTAGATGACTTTTATTCATTCTTTCAAAGAATACAAGTTGTTTTGCATCCCAAAGTTCTATATAAGAACCTATTCCGTCACCTTCAAGAAGAACCCCTTCTGGTTGTTCCGAAAAGGGGTTGAGCGCGACTACATGCACCTTTCCTACAATAGTTTTTCTATATCTTGCAAGAGGTTCTGCCCCTGCCTGCATAGCTGAAAATACATCATAATCAGACATATTATTACTCCTTTTTTAATTTTAAGTGGGGGAGGATTTTGTCCTCCCCCATATTCTGTTTAATTATACCGTTACATTATCTAACATATAAATCCCTTGAGCATTATCAATAATCATTCCGAATTGTTGATAAATTTCAATCATCCATTGTGGAGGTGTAGGATTCATATCTGACCATTGTTTGGATTTTACATCACCATAAGTAATGAATTCGCCCACACCCTCACCTACGACTAGAATAAAGTCGGAAGGATAAAGTGGTTTATATGTATCGGGACTGTCATAAACTTGGTCAATAGCTACGATGGGGACACCGTAGTATCTACCAATTTTACCAGTATTCAAAACTTCATCA